TGTGCTGTTTATCGTTTATTAACTGGTAACACTTATATCCATGGCTTTGCACCGGAAGCAGAGCCAGATCGATTTGTAGAGCTGCACATTTTGCCATCACAGTTCACTCATCCTATATCAGCCGGGCAGTACTTAGGCGTTAAGGCTTATCGACTAGACTATGATGTTAACAATCCAATTGATAAAGCAAATGTTGCTCACTATCGTTATTTCAACCCAGACTTTTCGACGAATAACCCACACATTGTAGGTCAGGCGCCGTTAATGGCCGCGTCAAACGTGGTATTAAGAAGTAATAGCGGTTATGAATCATCAACTAAGGCATTCCAAAACGGGGGTAAAACCGGTGTATTATATGAGGATGGCAATGCACAACTAAGCGACACACAACGTGATCTTTTGCAGGCTCACATTGATAAGAAAATGACGGGTCCGGGCAATTATAAACAGATCATTGCCGCATCATCCAAATTGGGATGGTTGGAGATCGGATCATCACCGGTTGACCTGGGAATATTGGAAAGTCTTGTAACTGATCTGCGTTCCCTATGTAATGTATTCCACGTCAACTCTGCATTATTCAACGATCCGGAGAACAAAACCTACAACAATATGCAGGAAGCTAGGAAAGCAGCTATAACCGATGCAGTGCTTCCGGAACTTACGGCATTACGTGACGCACTAAATCAATGGCTCGTTCCTGGTTGGTCAAAAGCTGATAAGAAGCGTTATTTCTTGGACTTTGATACGAGCGTTTATCCAGAATTACAGGAGGACATGAAGGCGCTTGCTGAATGGTTGGAAAAAGCCTGGTGGATAGATCCAAATGAAAAGCGTGCACAAATGAACTATGACGCTAAAGGTCCAGAGTTCGATGAATGCTTTATACCTGCCGGCATTATGCCATTATCTCAATCTGATCCCGCCGATTTCGAAAAAGCTTTCCAAAAAGTTGGAAGCGTAGACTATGATTAGGCAAATCCATAAGTTAGCTGATAGACACGAGAACAAAGGTGCTCGTGCGTTTCATGCTGCCTTAAAAAAACAGTTCGATAGTGCTGCATCATTTATTGAGAATGGTGGTAATATCGACGGATTGGAGATCTACCCTATCCCCTTGCGTGATGCTATGCGATCATTTCACCAACTGGTGCAAATGGATAGTGCAGAGCTTCAGTATCGAGATTTGAGAAAAAACAATCCTGTGAAAGCAGGGATTGGTACAGAGATATCAACTCAATGGCTTAGACAGATACAAACGTGGGTTCTATTAAATACCGGTGATCATATTACCAAGATCAACGATACTACATTAGACAGAATCAGATCTATTCATGCTGCTGGAATTGTTGAAGGATTAGGTCCTCGTGATATAGCAGCAAGAATTCGCAAGCAAGCTGGAGAACCTTTCACTGTTTATCGTTCCACTGTTATTGCGCGAACTGAATCAACCAAATCAGCATCGCAAGGCCATAAGATTGGTGCTGACGCATGGGAAAAGGAAACCGGGCAAAAGACTTACAAGCAATGGAGCGCTACAAATGATAGTCGCACCCGTGACGCTCATAGAGCAATGCTTATTTTACATATCATTCCAAAAGGCGAAATGTTTTTGGTTGGCGGTGTGGAAATGGATGCACCAGGTGATCCAAAAGGTGGCGCGAAGAATGTCGTTAATTGCAGGTGTAGAATCTACTACATGAGCGAGCGAGTTGCTAGGAGGAAGTTAGGTGAGCAAGCAAAGCCTGCAGCAGCACTAAATCCAAAAGTTCCAATCAATATTTCAGAGTACGAAAAACACACTGGTATAGCTGTAGATAAGTCCATTTTTAATTCCCTTAACCAGATTACTCCATTCGTTAATAAGCCTGGAGGTGCGCACTATGATCCAAATACTAATAGTGTAAGTATTCCACTTCGTATCACGAATAAGTGGAAAGATGAAAGCGTAGTGTATCACGAATACGGCCACGCAATAGATTGGCAGCATGATATACGTAAAATGCCAGAGGTTCAAAATTTGATGGATAAATACAGAAAGATTTATTCAAAAGATAATGACAAACAGTTTAAGCAATTCCACCGCGACATTTTCGATGGTGGCTATAAGTCCTATTTAGCAGGGGATGAAGTAAGTGTTTCTCAGCATGGAGCAATCGACGATACTATTATGTCCTTAAACTACGAGTATTGTCGTGGGCACGATAAAAATTATTTTAAAAAACCTGGAATGTCGGAAGCAGAATTTGTTGCACACGCTTTCGAAAATAAATTTATTGGGAATCCAGTATTTAAGAAGTTTGCCCCAGATCTTTACGAAGAAATGATCACCATGATTGAAGGCGTCCTTTTCAGACTAAAATAATTCTATCCGGAGTTGCAGGAGATTTCGTTTCATCAATAGGATATCCTAGAGTAAGCTGTTTGCCTTCTTTTTCGGCTTGTTCAAGTTTCTTAAAAACTTCATTGCCAAAGAGTACAAAAGCTGTCTCTATAATCTGTGCATAATTATCTTGATCCGTTCCGCTAAAGTCGCGGAATGCTAGGTGATATTCAAATAATTGTTGACCTGTCATTATAGTAAATTTACTGATTAATTATTAAATTGCATTATGGAAAGATTAACTGTCTGGCAGGTGCTTTTTATAACCATTGTTTCAACTACCCTTGGTGTGTCTCTCGCTCTTGGTATCGGAAGCGTATTAGACCCATTTTTACCTCCTTCAGGGCCGTTAACACAAGCCGAAAAAGACATGCTTTATCCTGTTTGTCCTCAATGCATAATGGAAATCGAAATGCAAGAAGCGATTTACGGTACTAAGCCCAAATAGAAAGCGCGGCTCCCGCTGTAAACAAGTTAAGTTTTCTGTTCATTTTCTATTCATTAAGCAAAACGAAAAATTGAGATAAGTCAATTTTCGTTTGTTATAAGATGAAATGGCTGCTAACAATTTTCTTATTCATTTATTCGCTCAACTTACTAGCACAAACAGGGTGCAGGAGGATTAGTGATGGAATACTTTTTCAAAATCAAATATTATTTAGCCCGGATTATAACGCCAACATACCAGGGCCGAATGCGTCAGCATTTTGCTTGCCGAGGGGAACTGTCGGTTCTACCTGCACTATTAGGATTCCATTTACCACCACATCATCACCTGGTATTTACGGAACGTTCACGGCGTTAAACTGCGACATTGATCATTATGGAATAGGCGCAATAGTATTAGGTGGAATTATTGGAGTCAGGTGGATGAGAAATAAAAAAACCTCAGCCTCTTAAAAACTTTACTTCAATTCTTTTTGCTTATCCAGGCGTCTAAATTAGAAAATTCATCTTAGTAACCCGTTCCCCTTCCACCTTGCGGTCTAAACTTCTTTTGAACTGTCGGACAGCTGTTCATTCGGACTGGTGCGCATGCACATAGCAAGCTTACAGCTATTAGGCCGTAAATAATTGTTTTCATTCTTTTGTGATTTAAAGCCATTGGTAGTGGCTGGTTAAAAAAGTAATATTATTTTATATCTTAGATTAACTAAAACCTCTTGACCATGCACCTACTATTTACGATGCTAGGCATTCCTGAACTATTATATATATCCGTTTACGTTTTACTTGCTTATGCCGCTTACAGGCTTATTAAATACATGCTGGGCAGGTAGCATAAACCGAGGTAACCCTTCGATATTCCCCGGTTCTTAACGCTCTCACCCAGAAAACCCGAGCCTATCAAAAGCGTCGGGTTGAGCTGGTGTTTCCTTTACGTAGATGAAACGGTACAATTTTTATCTGTGTTTTTATCAAAGCTCTGCTGCAAGCATCCACCACTGGTCAGGGCTGTACTCCCTCCGCTGCACCTAAAAAGGCCGCTTATCTCTAAGCAGCCCAATTAACCAAACTCACAAAAAAAGCGGTGCCAATAATAAAATTCACACCGCCCAAATCAAACACCCAGAATAAACGTAAACTGTCCCAAACATTAACGTTGGAACAAACATAAAACAAATAATATTTATTTAAAAACATTTGTTTTATTTTAAATATTATTTTTATCTTTGAAGTGTTCAGAGAGAGATGTGTGAGGTTGATTTAAAGGCTTACCAAATTGCTGAAGGAGATTAGAGAGAGAGGCGCAATTAGGTAGGCTTTTTTTGTGAGGTTGATAAATGGAATTCAAGAACATTGCTACAGAGGTTAAAGACCTGGATGAAAAGAAAGGTATTATCGAGGCATACGCTAACGTATACCACAACGAAGATTCCGACAAGGATATCTCAATGCCTGGTAGTTTCACTAAGACGGTTACCGAAAACCGCAAACGCATTCGCGTACTAAAAGACCACAATCAAACGATCACTTTAGGCGTTCCGTTGGAAATTGATCCAAGGGACAATTATGGTTTGAGGACTATTACTCAATTTAATCTCCAGAAAGAAATAAGCCGTGATATGTTCACGGATATTCAGCTTTTGAAACAGCACAATCTTAATGCAGAACTTTCAATCGGCTATGGCCAGACCAAACGAGATCAACATGATACCCGTAGGATTTTGGAATATGGCTGGTTAGGGGAATACTCTTTCCTTTCAGCGTGGGCAGCTAACGAATTGGCTATTGTTGGAGATATCAAAAGCATCAAGTCTCACTATGGAGTTATGGAATTTTTAACGAAAGCTTATAACCTTCAATACTCTGACACACGATTAATCCAGATCGAAAACATTCTAAAATCACTCTCAACGGAGCCGGGCCAAGACACCACTTCAGGAGAAGAGCCGATTGCACAAGCCTTGAAGGAGGCGAATATTTTATTGGAACTAAAATCATTTATTATTTAATTATGAAAAAGAATTTCGTACCGCGTATTGCGGTAATGGGACCCGGCTCTGCTTCAGCATCAATGTTTTTCAGAGCAAAACTGACCAGCGATGGCGGTGGTGGTGGCAATGCTACGCCAAGTGTTAAAGAATTGCTGGAAGGGATTGAGGCTAAGCTTGAAAAGAGTTTAGGCGC